TGTTGACAACGCAACTCCCAATCTACAAGCACCAGTCACAAAAGCTGGATCTTTTATAAACTCTTTGGTGTCAGACTTTCCAGAGAACTTTGAAAAACAAGTAAATGAATTTGAGTTGGATAGATTCATCACAACAGCTGATGAAAGTCAACTGTCCTGGATGTATACAACTTCTGATGTTCCAGCATCGCATCTTTCCGTAAAAGGCGATACAGTAAACCTATCAAGAGTAGATACATTAAACGATTTTTATGAATCGGTAGAAAATGATTATTGCTATTACTACGCAGCTTCAGATAGAAGGCTATTTACTAAAAAGCTTTTTAAAACGCTTATTATTGATGCAAATCTATTTGAACAGGAACCATTATTAAAGTGGAACTGGTTTGATGAATTTGGTGCTAAAGTTGGTCTGAATAGACTCTACCTTGAACAAAACTCAAACTTTAAAAAGAGAATACTAGATACATACAAAAATTTACCAGGACCTTCTATAGAAGCCGTAAAGAAAACTTTAAGAAGAGAACTGGATATCTGGAGTGCATATGGAGCAACTCCTGATTCCGATTACCTTGGAGCAACTCCTGAAATACTTGAGATTGCTGATATTGAATCAACAACTCCTTACTTTGATTTTTCTGGAAAACCAAACAAAGAATTCAGAGACTTTGTAAGATCATTGAATGAAAAACACCCTTTAAACTGGGGATATGTTAAATGGGGCGAAGGTTATTGGGACTATGCTGGTAGAGATCAAAGTGGTGTTGGAAGAATACCAGCAGTATACGATGACGCTACACCCCTTGGTAAATATTACCAGCCAGGAATTGGAGATATATCCGATGCTAATTTAATAGTTCAAGAACCATCAGAAGCTATTATAGATTTTAATGAAAAGTTTAAAGCCTATGGATCTCGTTACCTAGGAAAGGTAGATGATTACGCGCCTGTTTTTGTTGAGTATGAATATTATGGAAGCTATACCCAAGACTATTATGAAAATAGTGCAGCAACTGTTAATTTTAGGTATCTGCTAGAAATGCCCGTACATGGGTCTTACACACAGGCAAAAACTTTTTACGTAGACGTTACCCACTATCCAAAAAACTCATACGGTCCCAATCATCCAGCAAGTCCCGAGTATGAAACAATTCCAATTTTTGACCAAGACGGCTATGCATATCCTAAGTATGTTTTTAAAGATATTAATACAAACGAGGTATATCTTGATACGTCAATAACTCCTTCAAATTCAAGAGCTAATTACTACTTTGCCAATAAAGCGTCTGCTATGCCTAACGCAGGTTCAAATAACTTTAACATATCTTTTACTGGAGCAACACCTTATTCTTCCACAATTGGATCTCCAATAAGTCTTTTGAATTCTAAATTTATCAATGGTGGAGCAAATATAAAAGTATCCTCAAATTCATATAGTAAAAAGAGAGGAACTTTTGAGACTACGCCAAGGTTAATGGGAAAGTTTTTATTAAATAGCGAAAATGAAATATCATATACGAGTAATTATATTTTAGACAAAGACTTTATAGACAAGACATTAATCTTTCCGCCAGGCTCAACACCAATTTATTTCCATATAGATAACGTAAAGCCTTCTGGATATGAAGAGGTCAAGGATATTTACATAAGCCCTACTTATGATGGTTATGGTGGACTTTCTGTTGATGGTAATCAAATTAAATTGGTTCCAGCGTCTCCAAATATATTTGCTCAGTATATTAATCCCAACTTTGCAACTCCAACTTATCACTCTGACTACGTCAGCAACGATGGTGCAACTTATAACTATTACTTTAGACAGTTAAAATACCCATATGGATCTACTCCAAATGTAATTAACTTTAAGACTTCAAATTCATCTACTCCTATATATCCGTTTAAGAAGGATTCTTGGGAAAGTTTTACCGCTGAATCAACACCAATGATAAATGGCTCAATCAACAAAAATGGAATTATTAGAACCAATGCGGAAAACTTTGATGACAATTTTAGTCTCAATTCTGATTTTGTTGGAACATATGAATTAACATATGATAGCTTTGGCGTAGATTGGCAAGATCATTATATAGAAAAAATTGAAGTAGTAAATTCTACGGATGGAGTATTTTTGACTCCATCTCAACAGTTTGTTACTTTGTTTGGCCAAGATCCAAAATTTATTAACTCTTCAATCATTGAAGACGAACAGGGAGCACTGTCACCCGTTAGTGTAACCGCTGAGTTTGAAGGTATATACAGCTCCTATCTGAATGTTGGTTGGTACCATCAAAATGGAGAAGACTATTATATATACGCTTATCCAGTTACGGAAACTTTTGCTACTCCCGGTTTTTATTTAAACCTAAGTCACGCCGTAAAACAAGGTGCGCCAATTATAGTAGAAAGAAATTCTTCTACTCCTGCGGTATTAAGAGAGGTAGCGTTCTACGATGAGGCCTCTCCAACATATGTGTCTTTAATAAATTCTGAAACTGTAACTGCAAATAAATCAAATAATTTATATTTGGGTTATGAAAACGTTTACGATGTACAAGTAACAGATTCAATAACTGGATATGTTCTTATGAACGGCGGTAGCACTACAACAAATACTATTCAAGTATTTAGCTCATCAACACCTTCCGTATATGGAAGAGAGTATTATGTTTCTTATAAGGTTAAAGATTCTTTTGTGGTTGATAATGATTATTATGACTCAAGTAAGACCAGTTATGTTACAGCTATAAGATTTGATTCTACTCCGTCTTCATTCTATGAGTATGATATAACGTATGAAAACTCCATTGTATCCCATGCCACTCCAATAGCCCTTAACGTTAACCCAATGGAACTTTGGGATCAAGAGGGGTTTGTTTATTTAAGTCATCAAGATTATGATTTTTCTGACGCAGAAATAAAATTAAGTCCGGCAAATATAATTGCAGACAACGATGATTTTATGGTGATTACGATAAAGTCTTTGGACGAGAATGGAAACTCAAAACCGTATCAAACATTTGCCATAACTGGAGATCACATACAAGCAGAGGAATCCTATTATAATACTGATATAAATGGTTTTGTTAGCGCAAGAATATATTTTCACGGAAGCACTTTAACAAACGATACTTATGGAGTTGTAACTGTTCAGGGTGTTGTCAACGGATCCGCAAATGCTCACCAGAATTCTCAGACTCAAGGATTTTCTAAGTCTATTACATTTGAAATTTCAAAGGAATATCAATCAGAATATTCGCTTAAAGCTATATCAGAAAACTCTGTAATTCCAGCTGACGGAATATCAAACAACTACATTAGGGGATTCTTAAAGAAAATCAGTACTCCACAGGCTAATAAAGTCATTTATTGGAGAAAGGGAAGAACACTACAGGACATTTTTCATGCCACGCCATATTATTCATACGTAGTCTCCGATCAATATGGAAACTTTGAAATAGGACCCTTCGTATCTGCAAACAAGAATCACCCAGGAATGTGGTTAGTTGCGGTAGAGTCAGAAGGTGCCGCTACAGCAAATATTAACCCAGTGACTGTAGCTGGAGATATAGTTTTTTGGAATGAAAAATATGATAATTTAAATTACGCCTACGGAGATTCGGTATTTTACAGTCCTGATTTACTATATATAAATAGAACGGATATGTATTCAACTCCTTCGTTTACAGTTCAATACTTTGACGGAGAATATGCAACTCCGTATTCAGCGACTCCGGACTGGCTGCCCCCAAAGTGGTACCCAGTCAATAGATATGACCAATACATGATGGGGCTGCTAGGTTCTACGCCAATGCACGTAAGCGGCTATCAGAACTTAATGAAAGACTATGAGGAAGAGTAAATGAAGAGTTTTGTTGACAAGACAGAATCGCTAAAAGAACCAGCAGTAAAGACTGGCAATTTTATACCAAAAGACTCAATTAACCTTCGGTTGGTTTTCTTCTAAAGAGATAAGTCCAGAAAACAACCTTGCTTTTGTTGACTTATCTTCAACCATTGAACAGAATGTCAATGAAGACTCTTCTTTTAATAAGCTTATGTTTGCAAACGAGCTTGGAATGCTGGAAGACGAAAATGGAAATCCATATATTCCCTCCGATGATGTTCTAATTAGTGATATATTTTTAAATGAAGAAGTAGTTCTTCAAAATTATGGGCAGAGTGAATTGGCCCAAAAGCCGTATGCAATGAATTACTACGTAAGCAATCACTTTACCTTACTTAGAACCGGAATGCATGTATCTAGTGGTCTAAATCATTACGTTGAAGATAGATTTATACCAAACAACATTAAAGTTGTTGACAAAAATGGTAATCTTTATTCTAATCTTGAAACTGGTAGATTAAAGTATAGAATTTCTTTTGAGTCTTTCGTTACTGATGAGAATATTATATCCAATGAAATACCTCATAAGATAATTATTTTTATCGAAGACGCCTACCCAGAAAATTTAACTTTAGTGTATGATAAGGTTGAGGTAACCAAAGACGGCTCTTGGTCTAAACAAATTCTAAAATATTCTGAATCTATAAATCCAGTTCCATTATTTAAGAAAATTCAAGAAGAAGCTGAAGTTGTAGATCCTTCTAATCTTTTTGATAAAACGTATTCTATTAAAAGAAATACAAAAACAAAGTCAATTAATAATCATGTTATGGGTTCTGAAGACAACGTTGTTTATGTTAATAAAAAAGCAATTGATGATAATAGAATATTTGAACTTCATAACTGGAGAATTGTTGCAAGAGTTCAAAACTCAGTAGATTTTTCTGATATAAATTATGGCAGAGATTTTACTACTCAAAATATTCAAACAAAAACAGTAAAAGTTGGTGTCCTATACTCTGATTCCGTAACAAGGGATCTTAGTAATATAAACCCTTATGTCTTTTTAAATCTTCAAAACTCAGTTTTTAATTTGGCAAATTTTGTTTTTGAAAATCCTAATTCAACATTAATAAACAAAAGCCTTGCCAACTATTGGCTTGTAGATATAGAGTCTGTAACAGATGAGCAAATCAAAAACTATGATATTTTGGCATGCTCGCTGCACTGGTCACTAACGGATCCCCACGCCGCAAAGATCAATTCTTTTCTAGAAAATGCGGGAACATTTATTGTAGATACAATAGGTGCTCCCACTGATGCTCTTCTGAAGCTAAATCCAGCCCTAACTATAGCCGGAGCTGATATTAACACCACTCCAACTTCTGCTCCCAGCACATACGCAACAAGCAATCTCTTGTTAAACGCTCAAAAAAATAATGCATTCTCTATAACAACTTCGGAATTTGCTACAGACTGTGGAATTTATGGCTTTAGCAAGGGGGCAACTAATGCTCACAAAAAATATAATTACTTTACAAATAGCGGACTAGAATCTTTATTAGAGAGAAATTCTCAAAAATTTTTCGTCCTACTTAGAACTGTTAAAAAAACTGACAGGTTAATGGCGAGTAATGTAGTTGCGTCAACTACTGGTTTTTTAAAGTATTGCAATGATTTATACTCAGCCAATACCGCTATATCAACTCCAAACAATGGAGAATCTTCTATACCAGTGTCTACTGGTTCTTCATTTTCTAACTTTGTAGAAGGTCCATATAAGTTTTTTTACAACTGCATTTCAGTGGGCATAAATGACAAGATTGAATCAACTAGATATAGATTTGATCTAAGGTCTAGCGTACACTATTACAGTGGTCAGTGGTATAGCGATTGGGTAATTGATCCTAATGCACTGTTTGAAGACGAATTGATTTCATACTATAAAAATGGAATAGTTTCAGGCGAAAGAAAGTATGTAAGAGAAACAATAGCTTCTCCAAAAAATCTTTATAGGGCAGAAATATCTTCAACTGTTTCTAATTTGTCTGATGTCTTTCTAGACCAAAGCGATGCTAACACCACTCTTTACATAGAGTATACAAACCCTAATGTTTTGTGGACAAATACAGTATCAGTATCAGACTCTGAAAAGAGAGAAGTTTCATCGTCTTATAACTTAGTTAAAATTGTAAATAAGAGTGTAGCCTGTGAAACTCACACAAATAAAGTGTCTCCAAAGTTTACTATTCCAGGTGGATTTGGACCATATGTTGTCAAAAGTAAATTAATTCCCTCTAAGAGGAGCCAACTAAAAGTTGCCCCAGTTGCTCCAGTTAGAAACTATTCTGTAAACCTTGCCTCAACGCAATCTATTACATCTGGATCTGACACTCCAGTTAATTTTGACGCAACGCTGAACGTAACTGCAACGGCAAAGTTTACCCAAAGTCATACTTACCTTAGGAACAATCCAGATGAATTAGTTTCACCAGAGATACCCGCAAAGGAACAGGTAATAGAACCTGGTGAAGAAACTACTATTGCAATAGGTTCCATAGAGACATCGCAAACTGGTGATTATTCTCTTGTTGATCCTCAACTCACTAAAATATCTAGCTTCTATAATGCATTTAATTATACATACGATATAGATAAGGGTAATACATGGGATGAATATTTTGCTGGTAAGGGAACTCCAACATACATTAAGTACATACAGTTAACCCTAACAGCTGCTGGAAACAACTTTGCTACATCAGTAGATGGAGTTTTTGGAGCAAATACTACAACTAAGTTAAAAGCATTCCAAAAAGACAGAGGCCTTAAGCAAGATGGCATAGTAGATTCTCAAACAAAAATGTGGTTAGCAAGAGTTTGGGCAAATATGAGCGAAGAAAGATTTGACGATTATAAAAGGAAAATAAATTCAAACACCTATAAAGATAAAAACATAGACAAATATTTAAATGGAGCAAGACAAAGTAAAAGTGCAAAGCGTGCACTGGAGAATGGTCAAGGATTTAAATTAATCAATTTTAGCGGTATCTCAAATGCAGAAAGAGATCCTGACACAATCAGAGTATGGGTTGGATTTAAGTTACCAGATTTAGAATCTATAAACGATATAACAGCTATAACTATAGAAGGTGGAGATTTTGGAACACAAGTAGTGTCACCTTCGTACGATGGCTATAAAGTTTTACGTGTAGTAACATCTGATACATATGCGTTTACTAAAGATCAGAATTCTGGGGCACATGCTAGGTACACAAAAGGTACTACCAGAATAGATAGTGATGGAAGGTTCACAAAGGGTAGATATGTCTCAATCTTACTCCAGGGATCTAGATTAGGTGGGGCATTTGGCTCTACTGCCGAAGGTCTAGCTATTGCGGGAATAAAATGTTTATGTAGATTTAAAAAAGTTATTACACCAGGTCAAGATAAAGTACCTGCAGTACATAGATCAGTCCCGCCATCAGAAGTTGCTGTTTCTAGAGAGGTAGAAGGAACAGTTTCTATATCAGTTCCAGTCAATGCAGTTTCATTTGCTCAACAGAATATAGGAGTTAATTCAGATTTTTTAAGAAATGCCACATTAAATTCTATATCTGTTTATAGAATAGATGGAAATGAATTTAGTAATATTTTACTGACTAAAACTGGTTTGGCTGAAGCTTTAAATCAAACGGCATACAAGCCTGATTTAAATAGAATAGAAAAAGTAAATTTGTCATCAATTATATCTGGTAGTATTTCCCTGCAAACAGCAACAGTATCTGCTGTGAAGCAAGCTGGTACCAATATTTCGTATCAGTCATCTAACATTGACCTTACAACCAGCGGAAATACAGTGTTCTTAAAGAGTAACTTATCGTCATACAATTCCTCAACAACGAAAGTAACAAGTGAAAGTATTACTGGGTACAACGTAAGAAATGCAGAAAGTGCTATTGTAAGACCTGGAAAAAATTCTTTCAATTATTACGATGGAGTTACACTTATTTGTAAGCCTGATGGTTCTCCATATGGAATAAATCTAGCTTCCGGTATGACATCTGCTGATCCAAACCTAGATGTTTATTACTCTAACGTTGAATTGATAAATACATTGCCCGCTCAAGAAGGGCTTCAGTATGGTTTTTACGATGCTAGAAATAAACAATTTATTGGCAAAAATATAACATACACAAAATATCAAGAAATTGGCCCGCAAAATCTATACATAGGCCTTTATGCTTATGACTATGACGGAGACCTAAGTACACAAAGGGAGTACACTGGTTCTGCAAATGGAGATATGTATCAGCCAACACAGGTTCCAAGTAGATCGGCCTATCCAGTATTTAGGGTTTCTTCAGTCCCTAGAAATAAAATTCAACTAAGTAAAACTTCTTCAAAACTAGATAAAACTGAACCATGGCCACTATCTATAACTTCTGGATCATTTGTTAAAGAAATATCACTACAGCTAGATAGGCCTAAGGATTGGTTAATTAAATATAACGGTCAAAAGCTAAGAGCTAAATACGATACATCCGACATTAACTCCGTAGGGTGGTCAAAAGTATTTGGCAGAGGATACTACGATATTGTAGATGAGATTCCAGTTTACAATAATGCCCAGTCCATCACTGTGAGAAATGCTCCAATACATGTTGTTCATGAAAAATCGGATGATTTATTCCGCTTTGCTGCCGACTTTAGGCCAATTATAAAAGTGTATACGAGATCTAGTATCAATGCCACCTGGCAGCAGGTGCCGTGGACTGAGTTTAGAAACGTAAATTGCAAAACTGGTTTGATAGAATTTAACTCTTCAATTATATCTTCTGATGAAAGACTAACAAAAGTTAGCTATACAACAAAGTCTTCAGACGTTATGGTCAGAGGTTCGGGAGGAAATCCAATTCCATTGAACCCATTTTTAAACAAAGATACAGTAAAAGTAAATAAACCTCTTTATATTTATCTTAAGCCAACAGAAATATACAAATCTGCATCAACTCCAACAGATCAAATATCTATAGCTGTTATGAGAGATGTAATAGTTGAAGACTATATACCTGGTCCAATTGTTAATTTTACCTACAACAACAATATATTTAACAAGTACGATGCCTCAGAATATGACCCCTTTGCTCTCTTAATAGGAATAGTTTATGTTATTAATACATTTTCTGATGAGAACTTTTCTTTCCAAGATCTTAGAACAAGGGGTGGCGGAATATCTGCAAGCTTTAGCACTAATAAAATACTGAACGATATTGAAGAATCTATTTCTTATTGGGACGTGTACCCAGCTCTTGGCGAAGCTTATCCTAAGGGCGGTTATGTTATTGTAAAAATTCCAAAACTTGTAAAGAAAAACTTTACAAATCCCAATGAAGTATATACAATTGTTAGAAACAATATTACAGCTGGTGTAGTGTTTGAACTACAGGACATGGAAGGAAAGGATTGGGGCAGCAGTGTTACGACAACTTCCTGAGGTCTTAGAAACTTTTTCTTCCCAAAGTAGAAGAACGGTAAGTTCTCTTTTACAAAGCGTAAAAGGCGATAAGACTCAAATATCTGTTTTAGTTCAAAATCTAAACAATTTTGATAACTCAATAAATTATAGTCCAGCTTTAGCATTAAGCTATTCAACTATGAATGTTGAGTCAGTTTTAGAATTCTTTAGAGATTCTGGATTAAGGGTGTCACAGTTTTTTTCAGCAGCGTCTTCTATATCTAATATACTAAATTCAATGATGTCTATTTTTTCTTCAGAAATAAATAAATTAGAAAAAGATATATTGTTTTTAGAAAATTTTATAGACAACTATCAATTTATAGTTGGTGAAGATGATCTTTTCAACTTCAATTATATTGAAAACTTTGATAATAATATCAACTCATTTGCTAATGAAAATACCAACATAGGTTTGTTTGATAGAGACGGTATTAACTTTGAAGAAAATGGAAACTATAAAATAGATACAGTTCTAAGTAAAATGACAATATCAAATGGAGCTAGTTTTATAAATACAATTAGCAACATTAAGCAAACAACTGAATATAATAATTATTCAGAATACCTAACTAATAATAGCGGATTTGATCTATTGTTTAATGACAGTAAAGTTGACAATTGGTCTGTTACAGTTAAGGCTCCATATCTATTAACATCATCTGTCCTTGAACTCCCAAAGTACGTTACATACGATACGTCTTATATTAAGGGAGCGCAATCTTCTAATTTAGTTTCTTTTATTACGCCTGTAGAAATAGATTTCATAAGAATTACCCCAAATGATTCAAACGGTTTACAGCTTCTACAGGTTGTTTTGGAAAAAACAAATCCAACTGTATCAATGGGTACAGTTTCTGTTCAGAATGAATATATTGATTTTCCAGTTCTTCATTCGCCACTTTCTTTAAATAAACCAGTAGATATTGTATTTGAAAAGTCTAAAGTTAAAAGTATATTATTTATCTTTAATCAATCAAAATACACAAGAACAGAAAATACTTCAATTAAACAAGAAATGAACTCAAAAGCACTAAGGAGTATTGTACAGACAAGAAAGAAAAACAAAAATCAAAAATCATACACGCTGCAAGATATAGTTTATTTTTACTTCAAAGGTTATTCTAATGACTTCAATTTGAAAAAAGATTTAAATAAATACCCTGACTATTACTCAAATAAATATCCTGTTTCGCAAGAGTATAACGATTTTGGTTTTATAGAAAAATTCTATGGCTGTTCGGACAGTGAAATAAATGCTAAAATATCAGATGTTATTGACAAAAAAAATACAACAGCTATTGAAAACATAGTTCACAGCATTGTTCAGCATGTTGTTGATACTAGATCTAATTTATTCAATACAAAGATATATCGTTCAACTAGAGCAAACGCAAATGACAATCTAATTTCAACCACAAGAACAGATGGTTTTATTCCTGTTAAAAACGATTATCAAAATTATTCGTTAGACTTTCAAAGTCAGGATCCACTTGCTCCAGGCCTGTCAATAGACGACGTAACAAAATACCTTGAAAACAAAGAAGTATCAAATTCATATGAATATTCTTTTTCTTTGAATTCAATTCTATTTGGAGTTAATCAAAATCAAACTCAGAATAAAGCTTGTTTTATTTCTAAAAAAATAGAAATGGATGGCGCTCCTTTGGGAGTAAAAGGAATTGTTAATGTAGTAAAAGAAAGAAGAGATTTATCTTTTACTAGATATGATCTAAAAGAGGCTGGGTCTTACGAGTTGAGTGTTGCGTGGACAGATGTTATTGATTCAGAGTCATCTTGGACCCCATTAATGGCTGAAATAGATGGGAAAATAGATTCAGAAGTTTTATTCTTTGACAGGCTGAACATAGCGAAATTAAGATTTGCGCCTAACGTCAGTTCTATCAAAATATATAAAAATGGATACTTAGAAAATCCAAACTATTGGTCATATTCAGAGTTGGGTAATCTTGTTACTTATTCTACTCCCGTTGACTCAAAAGCAACATATGTTGCAGAATATGAAGTAGATTTAATAAGTTATAAGCAGAATTTAGTAGATATAGATTCTTTATCAAATTCAAGCTTTGCAGTTAGGGTTTACGCTTCAAATGGCACACCTGGAGAAAAGTTTTTAGGAACAAGTTCTGGTAACAGACTACTTCTATCTTATGTTCCATATGTAGAAGATAGATTTGCAACAGCTGTATATAACAACTTGTATGGTACTATTAATACTACAGAAAACGTTGGTTATTCTCCTATTATTGTTACCCTAGATAATGGCACAACTGCCGTTAACTTAACAAATTATACAAATAATAGCTTTGAAAAAGGCTCTTTCTATAATACAGATGAGTGTTTATTTTTTCAAAACGGCAAAGAGCTTATATTCAATAAACCAATCTCAAATCAAATTAACGTTAAATATAGTTATATTCCTTCATCATTAAGATTTAGGTTGATTATAAGAAATAATATTCCAGGTGTATACAACGGAATAGCTATTGATAATGTAATATTAAAATGCAAGGTGAAAAACCTTGATCCGTTCTCGGAAAAACTTTTAAGGTTAAGTTAAAATGACTCAGTTATCAACAAATACGATTGTATATGACCAAATAATAGCCAAAGTTTCTAAATTTATAATTGACTATAGAGAAAATAAATTTCCTACAAATAAAAAATTTCTTGAGGAATATCAAAATTTAATATCATTTTTAAATCAAAGGATTTCTGGACCACTGACAGAGTTCAATCCATACATCAAGGGTGAACCTCCAGTGTCTCAAAAATTTAATGAGTTCACTGCAAGCTATTCAAACGATATTAATATTATATCCAAGCAGTTAGACTACATGTCGGCTAACATTGTTAATTCTTTTAATCTATTTAGTTCTGAAATTGAACAAGAAAATAGTTTTATGAATAGAATTAAAAGCAAGATAAAAGTTTTACAGATGTACTCAAGCGGGCCATCTAACGATCTGTACTACTTTGGGAACTCTTTTGATAGTTCTGATTATATAGATTTTTCTAAAATAAAAGACTCTACAGTAATGCCGTTGATAGAAAATGGTCAAATGACTTTGTCTATAGGGCAAGTTAAAAACTGGGCTACTAAATATGTTTATATAGCGCCAGAATCAAACGGCTATGCTGGAAATAATCACGAAGCAATTATACTAAAAGATACGGACTTAGACTATCAGTATGTATTTAAGAATACTCCAACTTCAAGAAATAAAGAAAATATAAGAGACAATAATCCAACTACATTTTTTGAATATGAACAAATCAACATAATAAACAAGCCGTCAGCAGCCCAAGATTTTGAGTTTAAATATATAAATTCTTCTACTGGTGAGTCAAATGTATCTTATGATGATTGGTCTTCGTTTAAGGGTCAGAAGCTTGTTTTATGCCTGGTGATGGAATCAGAATATGCGCAGCCTGCAAACTTTGTAAATATACTTCCCTATTTTGGAAGTGGGAATTCTACCGCCAAAGACGTAATAGTTACAAAGTTGGAGATAACAGATGAAAAAGACACGGTAGAAAACATATTAACAGAACCAATATGGATTAGTTCTAGCTTTATTCCATCATCTTTAGATAAAGCAAAGTATTTCTTTTATAGAGAAGCAAAAATCAGGTTTGAAGAACGTAATATTAAAAAAATTAAAATAACATTTGAACAGTCAGAATCTTCAGACGTAAAGATAAAACATCTCTATTACAAGCCAGACTCAACAAAAGCGGGCAACCCTTACTACGGACAGCCAAGGTTTAATCCACAAGATCCAACAATAGTTCAAGATTTGTTATTTCCTAACATACCTTGGTCCTCAAAAACATTTGATCCAAAAGCAATAGTTCCTAGTATTAATACTCCAAACATTTTGAAGTCAGAAGTTAATAATACAAATTCAATTGACGTAAGACTTCAGAGGTCAATACCAAACTCACAAGGTTATTGCCTTCAGGCTGAGGGAACCGATGGAAAAATATATAGAATAACTAATGGATTCTATGAAAAATTTAGTCAAGAGCTTACTCGACTACAAGGATATGCATCAATCAATGAAAGGAACAAGGCTAGTTACATATCCAGTGGAAATGTTATCAGTAATTCTTATAATAATGATTCTTTTCCATATGTGACATCAAGTACTACTGAAGAGTTGAAATCTCTTCTTGACACAATAAAAAACTGGTTTAATACTGAAAATGCAGATGGAACTTCAGGTCAGAAATATGAAAAGTTTGAACTTGTTGTAGGGACGGCACAAATAGTAGAAACAAATAGTTTTGATACAGCAAATCAAACAAGAACTTACAAGGTTAATTTGACTAGACAGTACGAGATATTGAATGCGGAAAGAAGGTCTATAGGTCTTAGGGACGTGTCAGCTGGCCTTGAGTCCTATTCAGAAAATGCTCAAATTGTCTCAAAAAGATATGATGTTCCATCAGAAATAGAATATATAACACTGTCAGCTGAGTCTTCGTTTTCTGGTTCAGTTTCAGCCGACATTAATGACTATATTGAATATAGTCTATCTTTTGACGATGGAACTAATTGGGTAAAAATTTCATCAATTGAAAGTCCATTCAAAAATACTCCAGAAATATTGGCTATCAATCAAAATATAGAAGAAAGATTTAGACTTCCTGGTGTTAGCTATCTATTCTCTCCAAAAATTCCTGCTTCTGTAAAAAATTTCTTATTGAAGATAGATATGAAGAAACCATTTTCAAAAAATATAACACCAATATTGTATTCTTATAAAGTAGGAGTAAAGGTTAAGCAGTCGTGAGTATATCAGAGATACAAAAAAGAAAATTTCTAGAGAATCTTTATAGATCATTATACTCTTCTGGAGTAACTGAGTCTGACAGGGTGTCTAGACAGCCAAATGATGATGAAATAAAAAAAGAATTTGACGCATATTTTTCCGCTAATAGGATCGGCGTGCCACTAAGAGTAGATCCAACTGTGCTCAGAAACACTAGGGTTACTAGCCCTGATATTATGAATGAGTTTATGGCTAGGTATATATTCAACTTAGACGTGTTGTACGATTCAATAGATGATAATACAGAAAAGTTAATGGACTCAATAACTTATCTTAATAAGAAATTAGATTTTTTAAAACAAAAAAGAATTGATTTAGAAAAAAAGATAGACTCAATTTTGTTTACAATGTCAAACACTGATGGATTTTTTTACTCTTTTTCAGAAAGTTTTGCTAGCTTAACAAACATAGACTTGTCTTTAACTAATGCATTTGTTGACGTAGAAAATAGAAAGGCTACTCTTCCAAAGCTTAAATCTAATGCCTTAGATTTTAATGCTCCTGGAAAAATCAATTATTCCAATGTTCAGTATAGAATAATGTTTAACGGCAACGTTGTCGTACAAGATAAGCAGATGCCAGACGTTAATAATATGTTTGATGGACTGAATAATACCATGTCTAAAGTTGAGTTTGATTCAGATGTGATTGGGCCATGTGCACTTATATTAAATATTCCATTAGATGTTCCTTTTGTTATTTCTAAAGTTGATGGAAGAATGTCAACTGGCTCAGCTGTAACTACAGTCGTAGAATTAATCAATCAACAGAATTCAAGCAACTCGCAATTTAGAAGAAAACAATCTAGCTCTGATTACGACAGATTTTCTTTTGATTTTGATCCGCAGCTGTCTGGTAATCTTAGAATTACTTTAATCAAATATGAGCCAGATTATGTGAATACCGCTAATACAAATAACAAATACAAATATTCTTTTTGTATAAGAGATTTAATAGTTAGCGGACAGTATTACGACAGCAATGCTACATTAATAAGTTCGCCAATATCAATACCAGCAGGCGATGCAAATAAAATTATAGATGCGGTGAGCATTGAAGCATCAAATGGCAATCCAGGTGTAGGAAGTGTTAATTTTTTTATAGCAGCTGATGTAGAAAATGCTACAGGAGTATCGGATTTTAATTGGATTCCAATTTCATCTTCCGTTTCTAATTCACCCTCATTTGATCAAGTGGTTTCTTTCTCTGGGTCTAATAAAGTGTTCAAAAACATTAAGAAATCTCCATCAGCTGGAGAGCTAAAACTATATGACCTATCTACAGATAATAATCTATCTATAAAAAATCCTTCAAATTCAATTTACAATGGAATATCCGTTTATAGGGTGGCAAAATTAGAGGAACAACAGTCGCCATATAACTCATATCTTCTTGACTCGGTAAATTCCTTTAGCTTTAAATATACATCTTATTCTGATGGATTATATTTAGACACAAATAGATGGTCATCTATTATTAATAAAACTCTTGAAAATGTTCAGGTATTTGAACCTGGCAATATACCAATAACAAATGTTCCATCAATACCAATATCTTTAAATTTAACAAAAATAAGTGGATTTTTGCAGACCTCATTGTTAGTAGAAGAAGATACTCAAGCAATAAATTCTATATCAAAATCAGATACATCAGTTAACTGGGATATGGCAGTGTATCTGAATGGAACTCTTTTAGCAGATATTCCATCAGGCGTTTCCACAAAAGAAGTTTCTTGGTCATTTAAAAAGGGAGTAAATAATATAGTTGTCACTTTTGATGCTGCAGGAACTTCATCAGGATCAATATCTTTAATGAGCGGTGTTTCTATAGCAAACTACGGAGTACCTTTTGTTAAATATTATTCATATGTAGATCCATTTGACTTTAGAATTAATAGAAATGAAAGTGATTTAGTTTTTACTATAGATAATTATCTTGGTAATAATGAAATATTTTGTCGATCACAAATAAGTAACAATTCAAGAATTGTGTTTCAAAATAATTTAATAAATCCTGTAAAATCTATACGTTTTAGAGCTGATTTTTCAAGATTTTCTAATCCCTTTGGAACTCCGTCTTTAAATTCTTATAGAATTAAATTTAAAAATAGCAATTAGGATTGACTATGGCAAAAACTTATACAGAAATTAAAAGAATAATTCAACCTTTATACCAAAGGTATAGAAGTGTTTTCAGAGGCCCAAGAAATTCCGAAATGGAAAACATGGAAATGAATAAAATTCTTATAGACATGCATAGGCTAGACGAATATATTTTAAATATAGATGATAGAATATATGATGAACAGAGAATATTTGTAGGTCAGGTTGATCCACAAAAACCACAGATACATGAAGAATATGACGATGGAAAGTACTATATATTTAGTGATGTCCAATTTGAGTACTATGGCGACTCTGCTACTCCAGATTATTTGCAAATAGACACAGTAGATACCGCAGCATCTAAATTGAGTAGGCTATCTAAGAAAATTAAAATGCTAGAAAAAAGAAGGCTAAACGGATAAAATGTCTGAATTTATATATACACAAAAAAGAACCAGACAGTATAACGGCCCAGTTGACAGCGCTGACCATAATGCAAGAATAGAAGAAAATTATAAAGATCTAGTTTATTTATATAATAAATATAACGTAACGGACCAAAAACTGTCTGAAGCATTTCAAAGAGTTTTAAAAGATCACATATTTTTAAATCAATACATTAAAGATATGGACGATAGAATTACTGCATTAGAGGCTGCAGAGAATTTAATATCAATTCATAGCTACTCTCAGATTGATAACATAGCCATACCCAATGGCGAAGATGGCATTCAGGCTGACGAGGTCCTTTCCTATGACCCAATTTACAACGTTATTACTCTACCTAAAATAGATGGAGCTTCACATTCTAAATTAAAGTTTTTTACTGGCGTAGAGGGTCAGATTATTCCAGATTTTTTTGAGACTAAAATATCTAATACACTTCCAGGTGTCGACACACAGGGCGCCATACTTGATAGTACAAATGTATACAATGCTATTTTGGATAGATCTGATAAGTACTGGAAGAGAAGCATTATCACCGATACAACATCACCATACGGCGCTCAAACTTATTTGTATATAAAAATACCAGCAGAATATACTGGCTCAAAAAAGACAAACTTTATTAAATTAAACCCATTTCCTTTATTTGGAGTTGACATTCTTTCTATTGAATACACAACTAATCTTAACCCAACAATGACTGAACAGGATGGATGGTATCCTTTAAATAGGGATAGATTATATGATGGAAACTCTGAGGCTGTTGGTAAGGTTGCACCAGGAGCATGGACAACAGTGGGTTCTGATTATATATTAAATTCTGGCCCACTTGCATTCTATTTTCCAGAGTTAGAAATTACTGCAATAAGAATAGTCATGAGGCAGAAAAACTATCTTATTGAGAATAATAAAAAGATTTATACTTATGGTTTAAGCGATCTAGATATAAGGTATGATAAGTTTTTGCCATCTGGAAGAATGATTCTTAAATTTGATGCCCCAGAAGGAGAATTAATAAGCTCAATCACAAGCGTAACTCCTAAGATTTACAATGTGTCTCCAGCTTTATTGTCTCAAGCATTTGGCTATAGAGTCATCTACCAAGATGGATCCATTTATACCCTAGAAAACCCTGGATCTTCCAACAATGTTTGGATAGAAGTTACGTTAACTGGACTAGCAGACGGCACTGCCCCTGTATTGTCTGATTTAATCGTAAATTATAACTAAACATAGCACTATTGATAATTACTATATAAGATTAAGAGCTTATCCAAGGAGACTATAATGGCTACTTTTTATGTAGGACCTCGTCCTGTACTTAAGGGTCAAAACACTGCACAAATGGTCAACCCATATACCACAATGACTGGTAAGACCAAGGGCGCAGGGACCTATTCATACTACCCACTATACAGCACCAGCCACGTTTTGGATGGCGCACCAGACAACGCACACACTCCAGGTACAGGTTACCATCCTGGTAGCGTGCTTCTTTCTCAAATTTTTAATGGAACTACCCTTTATATTCACCCACTTTCTGGCACATTTGCCGATGGTGTTGGTTATGATGGCGCTAGATTCCGCCCAATGGAGTACAAGGGTCTAGCAGGTTCCGCTGCATTCCCAAGTGGTTTCGGTCATGCCGATAGAACAAGCGATTACAGCTACAATAACTACATCTTTGATGGTGTAAACTCAGCTAACGTTTTTGCCAACACAGGCCACGCCGCAAGAACTGATGCACAAGGAGCTCCAGCTTCATTTGGATCTTTTAGACCAGACGAGTATAATGGACTTCCCAGCACAAAGGTCTTTACCGCTGGTTATGGACAGGCTATTCCAACAGATTATGATAACGAATATGGCAAAAACAAGGTTCAAGAGTGGAGAGGTGTACCCTCTTCAAGAGCTCTCTAATTATTTTAGCTCTCCTATTAATCTAGAGAAAGATTCTAGGTTAACAGGTTTAATTGGATGGGCAGCCTTAATAGCTTTTGTTGTTGGATATGATATATTCGCCATCAAAAGTCAAAAAGCAGAAACTCTAACCAGAAGTTTCTGGAGATTATCAGACGGTAAACTGTCTAAGTTTCCAGTTCTTGCAGCTTGGGTGATCGTAACGGCTCACCTAATGTTAGAGAAGGATGTTAGAAGAAAAATAATCAAATAGTTTTCACACTGAGATTATATGCGCTAGTAATGGTATACTATTCTAGGCGGACAGTGAGAAATTCCCGCTCATTATGAGCGGGTTTTTCTCTTTTATAGTCTCTTTTATAGGTTTCAGTAAGTTTAGGTAGAGGTATAAGGGTAGCATGTTAATGGAAGATCTGCAGAAGGTTGTGTCCGGTGAATCACTGCCAACAAACGTTGCAGATATGTACTTGAGAATATACGTTGCCGACATTGATTGGAAACCCCACATTGCCAAGTTTTGGGCAAATACTACAAACAAAATAGCTGAAGAAGATGCAGCAAAAGCTCACGTGCGAAAGTCAATAGCCTGCGCCAGTCTTATTCCAGTTTTTGATAAAAAAGCTATTCCAGATCCACCTCAAAACCTTTTATTTTGGTGCCCAACATGGTCTCAGTTTAACGAAAGAGATTGGGTTGATATATACAAAAAAGTTGTTGAAGACGATATAAAAATAAGAAACAATAGGAAGAAACTTTTACAACACGGTGTTGTAGACAGCATAGATTATTTACCTTTAACCAGGCAGGCTTTCAACTGGTTATATATGAAAGCAGAAGAGTCAAAGTCAATAGGTGAAAACAAAGAAGATTTAGTAAAGAAGTTTGAAAACTTAGTAAGAATATATGGCGGAGCTGTTATATGCAATGTTTTTGCCAAGCATGAAAATAATATTTCTAAAGTTTTGAATTGGAGAAGTGGCTATTTTATAGAGAAAGAAATATATAAGATTTATACGCCAGAACAAATAAGTAAGATAAAACAAACGGAAATATCAAAGATAGATCCAAAGTACGTAAAGAAACTAATAAAAAACAAGGAGTCATGATGTCTATTGAGACAGCAACGCAAGAACAAACAACCACCAACTTTAACCCAGCGTCGGTCAACACAAAAGTTACCAACATGTTCTCTTTTAAAATAAGTGATGAATTTCTTTCTGGATACAAAACCAAGACTCCTCCTTTTGGCTACAAGGATGCTGGCGGTAACTCTGTAGGTGAAATAACATTTCTTAGAACATACTCTCGCTTGAAAGAAGATAACACTAAAGAAACATGGGTTGATGTATGTGAAAGAGTTGTTAACGGAATGTACTCTTTGCAGAAAGATCACTGCAAGAGAAACAGACTTCCTTGGAATGATGCTAAAGCGCAGGCTTCGGCCAAGGAAGCATTTGATCGTTTATTTAATTTAAAGTGGACACCACCAGGTCGTGGTCTTTGGGTAATGGGAACCCAAATTGTAAATCTTCAAAAAAACTCAGCCGCCCTTCAGAACTGCGCTTTTGTGTCCACTGCTGAAATGAACAAGTTTAACCCAGCTAAACCATTTGCGTTTCTTATGGAAGCCTCAATGCTTGGCGTAGGAGTGGGTTTTGATGACAAGGGTGCAGATAAAGATTTTTTAATTTACGAATCATCAAAGCCCGCTGTTGTTGAGATTATAGAAGACAGCAGAGAAGGGTGGGTTCAGTCTGTAACCAATGTTATTAACTCGTATTTAAAAGCTGATCAAAGCCCAATTGAATTTGACTACTCTCTAGTGCGCCCTGCTGGTGCTCCAATTAAAACTTTTGGTGGAACAGCGTCAGGGCCTGGTCCACTGATCAAACTGCACGCCGCGATTAGGAAATTGTTTAAAGGAAGAGATGGAGACAAACTCACCAGAAAAGATATAGCTGATATCGGTAACTTAATTGGTGTTTGCGTTGTATCAGGAAACGTAAGAAGATCAGCAGAACTTCTTATAGGCAGAATTGACGACCAAGATTTTTTGAACCTTAAGAACTCAGAAGTATTTCCAGAAAGAAACTCATATGACTCAGCGAATCCTGGTTGGGGTTGGATGTCTAATAACTCAGTAGAGGTTTCTGTTGGTCAAAATCTTTCTCCCATAGTAGACGGAATTGCCAGAAATGGTGAACCAGGAGTTATTTGGCTTGACATGTCTAGAAAGTATGGTCGTCTTGCGGACACTCCCAACAATAAAGATTGGCGTGTAGCTGGCTATAACCCATGTGCAGAACAGTCACTGGAATCATACGAATGCTGCACTCTTGTAGAGACCTATTTAAATCGTCATGATTCACTAGATGACTATAAGAGAACTCTCAAATTTGCATATCTGTATGCCAAAACAGTAACACTACTTCCAACCCATTGGGAAGAGACTAATGCAATTATGCAACGCAATCGTCGTATTGGCACTTCGATGTCTGGTGTTGCAAATTTTGCAGATCGCGTAGGTATGCCAGTGCTTAGAGATTGGATGGACGAAGGTTATAGGACGGTAAAAAATTATGATACTGTTTATTCCGAATGGCTTGGCATTCGTGAGTCCATTAAGATGACAACAGTTAAACCATCAGGTACTGTTTCAATCCTTGCTGGTGAGTCACCAGGCGTTCACTGGACTCCTGGTGGCAAATATTTCAATAGAACTATTAGATTCTCCAACACGGAACCAATGCTAGAGTTATTCAAAATGGCTAATTATATTGTTGAGCCAGCTTCTGAATCGCCAGATACAACTTCTGTAGTTTATTTTCCAATTAAATCAGATGCAAAAAGATCAGAAAAGGAAGTTACAATCTTTGAAAAGACGGCACTAGCCGCCGCTGCTCAGAGATATTGGTCTGACAATTCAGTTTCTGTAACTATTTCATTTGACGCAGAAAAAGAAAAAGACTATGTAGGAACAGTACTTCATATGTACGATGGACAGCTTAAAACAGTGTCCTTTTTACCGGAAGGCAATACGACATACCCGCAAATGCCATATACTCAAATTACACAAGAACAGTATGAATCTTATACTGGTAAATTATTTCCAATTGACTTTACTGGAGTTTATGCTGGTATGGCCTTTGATGCCATAGGCGAAAACTATTGCACCACAGATGCATGTGAAATTAAATTCATCAACGAAAACAATAAGTAAAATATAATTATGTCAGAATTTGAAGATGATGATATAGATAAAATTTTTGAAGAAATGATAGGATCTGACGGCCTTGAAGATATCAAATCACAGAGAGTTGATGCTATTATCAATATAGAAAAAGTCTCCACGGAGTCTCTTCTTAAAGAATTAAATTTTATAATTCAATCTTTATCTAGGGCTACAACGCATGTGGCAGAGTTGGCTATTAGTTTTATGTCCATAGAAGACTACGTTTTAGGTGACGATCTAAGAGATTTACTAGGAACGATATACAAGTTAACAGAAGATTTAGATGAATATATGGTAGAATTATTGATAGAAGAATCTGAATTGCTAGAAGATCAAGAAAGTCAACAAGACGAAGAAGATGAGTGAAAATAATTTAATAACAGTTTTACAAAATGGTTATGTAAGATTAGTAGACCATATGGGTTCTGATCTTTCCGTGGTAAACGCAGCAAGAGCCTCCTTTGCCAAAGAAAGCAGCCAGTTTTCCACTAATGATGCAAGATTGATTGACTTTTTGGCTAGAGAAAACCATATGTCTCCATTCCGTCATGCGTTCATGACACTTGAGATTAAAGCACCGTTGATGGTTGCAAGGCAGCACTGGAAATATGTTGTTGGTTCTGACCATACTATGGACTCATGGAATGAATCCTCTAGAAGATACATAACAATGGATCCAGAATTTTACATACCAAAGTCAGATCAGTGGCGTCTTGCCCCAGAAGACAAGAAGCAGGGTTCTGCTGGTTTGTGCGACCCTTTTACTGGCGCAGCTCTATCTGAGCAGCTAATTAGATACATTGAACAGGGCGAAGCTTATTATAATTTAGCTATGGAATCAGGCATAGCTCCAGAGCAAGCAAGACTGTTCTTGCCAGCTTACGCCATGCATGTTGTTTACAGATGGTCCTGCAGCCTTCAGTCCGTTGCGTTATTTCTAGTACAAAGACTGGAAGAAGAATCGCAGGAAGAAATTAGAGAATACGCTCAAGCAGTTTTAGAGCTAGTAAAAGATTTATATCCAGTATCTATAAAAGCTTTAGTCGGCAAGTACTCCTATGCTTAATGTTTTATACATAATCCTGTTTTCATTGACAATAAACTGGACGATTAGTTTGTCAATATTGTTTCAGGTATCGCAAAATAAGAATATAAAGATTAGATCTGGTATACTGTTGTTGTTGTCGGGAATAATTAGCGGATATTTAGTTTACTTACTATGACTTATGGTAATTTAAAAAGAAAAGATCTGCAATATATGCAGATGTGCTACAGCGCAGCAACAATCTTTTCAACATGCGGAAAGAAAAAATATGCAGCCATACTAGTAGATGAGTATGGGCATATAGTTGGATTTGGATATAACGGTGGACCAAGTGGTTCAGTGCACTGCGAAGACGGCGGATGCCCTAGGTTCAAGCAGATGTCTCCTAGTGGATCCAGCTACCACAATTGCATAGCCATACACGCAGAAGCGAACGCACTGCTGCACTCCGACTACAGCTTGAGACCGAAAAAGCTTTATATCAATGGTCCTCCATGTTTATCCTGCGCTAAATTAGTCGCAAATAGCACTATAACTGACGTGTATTATGTGTCGGATGAAGAATATAAAGATTGGGATGCGGTAGAACAATTTCTTAATTCATGCAAAGTCGTAACTCATAGGGTAAAATAGTGGCAGCATCAAAGGTTAATTATTTAGTTATTTATTCTGGCCATAGTCAGGTGTATGGGTGCTCTTCAAAAAAGATAGCACTGGAATCTGCCCCTCCTGAAGGTTGCTCTATAGAAAACAAAAAGGTTTTATTTATAACATTTGAACCAGATACAAATAATCTTTCTGTGTATAAGATTGATGACAATGAGGTTCAGAGCGCAGATATTAAGGAAAAAAAAGAAAAGAAGACAGAAAATGAGTAAGGGACTAAAGAAAAAATTATCTATCAAATTAATGCCAGGTCAAGCTGCATTTGTAGCTGACGTTGAAATACTTCAGCATATTGCAGACACTTATCTCCATTTTGGACAAGAATGTGAGGATAAGAATGAAAAGAATTCTTGGTTATCCGTCTCCGACGATATAATGAATTGGATCAACGAAACATATCATTCAGGACAAGAAGATGGACAAGAAGAAGACTGGTGAAGTTACTTCTTTTTTGCTGATATGTTTTTCTGTAGGTTTAATATTTGGATCTATAAATAAGAGCAAGTTTAAAAAAAATATTAAAAGCAATTCTATTACACTACAAAATTATATTAATAGACTTCGTGAGTTTGATTTAACCGAAGAGCAATCAGCGTCAGATCTGTTTCTTAGATTAACGTCAATAGGGTTTGATTCAAATAACGCTTTTGATATAGTTGTAAAAGAATGTATTGAAGTTGGAGAGAAGTTTGATGATTGATTTATGTGTCGTGAACTACAACACAAGACCACTGCTGCAAAGATTTTTGGACACTTTGCATTTTGACGTACAGAGTCCAAATGGCGCGCTCACAAAAAATTGGAATCTATACATAACCGACAATGACTCAACTGATGATTTTAATTCTTGGATTAGAGAAAACGAAGAAAAATATTTTATAGATAGAACTTATCTTCGTAAAAATATAGGTTATTCATCTGCCGTTAATATGATGACCAGCAAATCAACTAGTTCTATTATCGGAATATTAAATGGAGATGTTTGGATGACCACAGATGATTGTTTAAAAATTGAAAATATCTTTAATCAAAATAAAGACATACATATTATTGGCCCAAAACAAAGAGATGAACACGGACATATAACTCATGCTGGGATTATAGGAACCAATATAGCTCCAAAGCATAGGGGTTGGAGAGAGCATGACCCGCAAGACACTTTATATAAAGATAGAATTAACTGTGTTACAGTATCTGGTTCTGCATATTTTGTTCGCAGACAGGTTTGGGATGCTTTAACTAACAACGAAAAGTATAGAGAGTTATACCCTAACGCAATAGGTGCATTTTTGCCAACACCTCACTATTATGAAGAGACTTGGTGTTCGTATTTTGCCAGACATTTAGGGTATAATGTAGTTTATGACGGATCTGTATCAATCGGCCATAGTTGGCATGCATCTACTCCAAAACCAGGTCAAGGAATAAGTCACGCCGACAGATATTTTCCTATCTCAAGAGAGATATTTAGAAAAGCATGTGATCACATAGGGATAGAAAGAGATTAATTATGAGTGATAAATTAAATCCATGGATTTATAATGCAGAAGTAAAAAAAGTTGTTGATGGCGATACATTTGATATTGTTATTGACCTTGGTTTTGACACCTTAAAGAAAGGTAGGGTACGCTTATATGGAATAAATACTCCGGAAAGCAGAACTTCTAATATAGAGGAAAAAAAACGAGGTTTAGCTGCAAAAGAGTTTACTAATCAGTGGCTGCAAAAATCTGGTAACTGGGTAAAGATTGAAACTATTATCGACAAAAACGAAAAATATGGTAGAATTCTTGCAAAAGTTTGGGACAATAATGGAAATTGTTTAAATACAGATATAGTTGCAGCTGGACTCGCAAGAGAATATTATGGTGTTGGCGATAAAACATGGACAGAGTTTAAGAAGGACAAATAGTGCAGACGTTCTTGCCGTACCCAAATTTTGTAGATTCGGTAAAAATATTAGATTATAAAAGATTGGGTAAACAACGTGTTGAAACATTTCAAGTTCTTAACATATTACTTAATAGAACGTCTACAAAAGGTTGGCGCAACCATCCAGTCACACGTATGTGGACTGGTTATGAAGAGGCACTAAAGCTTTATCAGAACTACACTATTTTAGAATGGATGAGTAGGGGCTATAAAAATACAATGAAGCTTGAGGAAATTGACCCGTATTTGCTTGCTATGCCCTTTTGGTTTGGAGACGATAAACTTCACCAGTCACATAGATCTAATCTTCTTAGAAAGGATTATGAATACTACTCTCAATACTTTGATGAACCAGCAGATTTAGAGTATCATTGGCCAGTATGACAATCGCCGTTTATTTAGCTGGAGCGATGGATTATGTTGGCGATTACGCTAAGGTTTGGCGCAAATCAGCATCAGAAGCTTTACAGTTTTTGGGCTACAAAGTCTATGACCCAACTTCTATTCCAGAAGAACCAGGAATGACTGTTGATGAAATTGTTCAAAAAAACTTCTTTATGCAGAAAAAATCAGACTTAATGCTGGTAGAATATCTACTAGAAGATAGAGCATACATAGGAACTGACTTTGAAATGGCTTGGGCCAAAATGAACAACCAACCAAGTATAGTTATGTGCTCTAAGCAGAATAAAGATCGACCATATATGAAATATATGGCCACAAAGCTTGCAGACAACCTGCAAGATGCTATAGAATATATAGCAATCCATTATCCAATAAACTAATAAAAAGGAATAAATAAAATGTCAGAGAACAAGTTCAAGTACTTCACTGTCACCACAACCACTTTGGTTAAGGCTAACAGCAAGACTGATGCCCAGAAGCTTGCGATGGGTCGTCGTGGCGTTACTGGCGAGGTCATGTTCAAGGATGTTGAAATCGAGCGAATCTCTGCGGTAGAGGCTCGCGAGCAGATCATCGCCTAATTGTAACATTGTCCTGGAGGGAGGGGGATATGCCCCCTCCCTCTTTTCGTAGAAAGTTCTGCATATGATTTATGCACAAATGGTAGGAAGAAACGAGTCTTCCAAATTTCTAGAGCCAGTTTTAGAAAGACTATCTACTCAGGTAGATAAAATTATATTTACTGACGACTGCTCAACAGACAACACAGCTGAGATAGCGGCAAGGCATGCTGAAGTATTTACTACACCAGAGCCAATGTTTATAAAACACGAGGGTCAATTACGATCATATGCCTGGAATAGCCTAAAAAATTTTGCAAAGCCTGGTGATTGGGTTTTGGCTATAGATTGTGATGAAAAATTATATCATGTTAATGATTTAGAAATCAAAGCAGTTCTTGCTAAGTCAGAGTTTGATGTAGTCAACATACGTTTTTACCATATGTGGAGCGAAAGTCATTATAGAGTTGATAAGCTTTGGGCTCCCAATAATTCTATAAGAATGTTTAGGTTTCAGGAAAACGCTAGTTTTAAAAACAAAGCTCTTGCCTGCGGTTCTGAGCCAACTTATGTCTCAAAATGGGTACAGCAAAGAAACTATTGGAGAGATTCTGGTTTAATTATGCAGCATCTCGGCTATACTTATGACAAAGACAAACAGTCAAAGTATGAAAGATACTCTACGATAGATGGTGGTCAGTTTCATAACTTAAATCACATTAATTCTATTATAGATCCTAATCCAGTACTAATTCAATGGGGAAACTTCGGTATTTGAAATGAAAGAAAATAATCTAATATTAGATCCAGTAAAATCAATTATAGATTTGACGTTTAGACTTGAGCAGAAAAAGAAGTTTGCGTATGTAAACATATCTCGATCAGCCTTGAATTTAATGCTACATAATAGCGATAAGAAACCTCCAAAATATTTTGTGAAATCTCTAGCTAAGTGTATGACAATACAGGATCCTAACTTTTTAAAAGCAGTACCAATTGAGTTTTTAGATGAAATCCAAGCTGGAAAATTGTCAGAGTTTGGCCTACAAAAAAATGGCAGTTACTACGACGCTGCAATGTTTGAATACTTTTTTGCAAATAAAAAAGAAGTAATTGACATATTCATAAATCATTACATTAGGGAGTCAAAGAATGTCATTCTATCTTTTCACGATAAAAAAACTGTTCAAAAAGTTTTTGGGCAGAATCAGTATGTAATTTCCGTTCCATACAATAATTACTATGACAAGCTTGACTCAATTATTGCTCAGATCTCAGAGTTTGAGGGAGGAGTAGATAACTGCATACTTGACTGCCCCATGCTAGCTACCGCTATTGCACCAAAGCTTTGGCAGAACATAGACATGTCTATTTTAGACTTTGGTAAAGTAGTTAGCTCTGCAAGATTTCACTCAATGCAGAGCTCAGATAGACAAAAATCAGAAGTAGATAATAAAAAGAAGTTTTATAAAAAGCGTAATGAAAAAAAATAATTGGGACGAAGAAATAGACAACACAGAATACATGGTTGATCTATTATTTGATACCTCATTAAGCTTAAATGAAATAGCAAAAGAGGTAGGGTGGCCTTTAGCTAAAATAAATAAAAAAATAAATCAACTTGGTTTGTCTTGGCTAAAAACCTCTAGAAAAAAAATGTCAAGAGGGCAAACAGCCCTAACTGCCATTATGCAAAAACTTCTTCCTGGAGAAAAGATAGTTAATGAGTTTTATCTTCAAGATAAACTAAGACTTGATGTATATTGTCCTTCTTATAAAGTTGCGGCAGAGTACCATGGTAGGCAGCATTTTTTTTATACTGCAAAGTTTTTTGATTCCAAGTATGAGTTTCAGGAAGCTCAAAAAAGAGACCAAAAAAAGATTGAACTATGCAGGCATCAGGGCATTGCGCTTATTATTTTCCGCTACAACGACATGCTCACCGAACAAGCGGTTTATGATAGGCTTTTAGATGCCATAAGAAACTCTCCTTTCAAAAAAGAACAGAAAGAAAAGAATAAGTTTTATTCAAGTCAGGTTTATCTTGATTCTAAAAAACGTCGTTCTGAATTAAGAAAAAAAGTTTACAGAGAACTAAAACAACATAGAAAAAACAACAATGGAAAAACCTGAAGACAATCAAGATATTCCAATTGAATATCAGGTATTTGCCCTCTCTCTCAGACAAGAGGGAGCTATTACGCATTTTGCCGAAAACTTACCTGATGATATTGTTGGTATAAATCATGGCCAAAACGGTATACATGAGTTTTACCTAGCGCTTCTGGCATATCGTACGGCGACACAATTAGATATAGTGGACCCAGTTGGCTTTAAAGATTGGCTAGGTTCCGAAACGGATATAAGAGAAGCTCTTGGTGGAACATCTGGCGTAGACATTATGATGGATGTTTTGTTGTCATTGCAGCTATCTACTGTTGATTCAGTTGTTCAACTAATCAAACATAAAGCTAATAAGAAGAAGCAAATTGACTACTTGCAAGAACTGCAAGTTATTTTAAATCAAAAAGGTATTAAGTCTGACAAAGATCTTGCTAGGTTATCCTTAATAACTTCAGAAATAAGAGAACTTGAAAATCAACTGAACTATAATCCATTAGAAAAGCTCACTACCGCCATGGATATATCCAATAGAGCGGAATCACTATTGGATATTCCTAGCTTCTTGCCTACTCAGTTCAAGTCCTTAAATAGAGCTATGGGATATACTGATGATGGTGGATTTTATAAGGGTGCGGTTCACGCTGTTATTGCGCCATCTGGCAAGGGCAAGAGCACATTTGCCAAATGCTTAGCAAATAACTGGGTTGAAAACGGCCACACTGTTTTATATATAAACTTTGAGGAAGCGGTTGGTCACTGGGAAAGAATTCTTATGAGCCAAATAATTGGCAAGAACGTTTATGCAGAGGCCGAAAGATGGACTTCAAGCGAAAGAGCAAGGTATTTAGGCATATTTAGAGATAAGCTAAGTCAATGGGGTAATAAATTAATGGTTAGACACGACCCAGATACCCCGTATTTTGAAGACCTTGAAAGATGGCTTAGAGAGATCGTTGACTACGCTGAAACTCCTGAGGTTGTAATTATTGATACTATACAATCCATGTTCACAAAGAGTGGTAAAGGCAAGCCGCGATGGGGAGAGTTTGAGGAGATGATGGTAAAACTAGAAAAACTAGCAAGAGACATGGATTGTGTTTTGATCATAACGGCTCAGGAAAACTCTAACAGAATGAAAGAAAAAAGAGAAGTGGTTCAGCAGTCCGATACTGGCGGATCTCTTGCCATTCAACAGAAGTGCGCCGTAACCATATTCATTACAGAGAAAAAACTTATAAGTGGTGATGATTCTGAGGATGAAAACATAATGCAGCTTCAAATTCCAAAAAATAGAATTACTGGATCTAGCTTTATATATAATCCACCTTTAGTAAAATATGTAGATTCAAGAAAAGCCTATGAGGAGTATGAGCTAGTTAACCAAGAGGACTACGATGATACTAGTTCTCTGCTGGACGACCTACTAGATGATGAGGATTTTGACATATGAAGGAATTAACAATTGAATCAATAAAAGACTATCAAACTTGTGCGCTTTTATATAACTATAGGCACCAAGAGGGCGTTTCAGAGACAATTCATTCAAGAGAATTATTCAGCATAAAGTTTGAGAATACACTTAAAAGTGTAATTAACTATTTCTTTTACAAGAAACAGGGAGGGTTTACTCCTTCATATTCATCTTTATTAAATAGGTGGGAAAAGTTATGGTTTGCAAAAGATACAACTGCGTATGATATCATCCACGAGCAGCATGAAAGCTTTTATGGAAACGCCGCAAGCTTAACTTCAAAAGCTGCATCGGCTCTTTTAGATTTTTACAATCAATTTTCAGAAGATAACTCAGTTCCAATGGCAATTGATCAAGAGTTTTACGTTCCTGTTGGAGATTTAGTAAAAATTAAGTCAAACTTTGATTTAATTTTATATAAAAACGGTGAATATTTTATATATAAATGGGTTTTTAATTTCAGAACCTCTCATACGTCTTTATATCAAATAGACTTTTCAGTTTTAAGTGAAGCTTTTGCTCATAAATTTCCCCATAAAAAACCGAAAGCACGTTTTGGATACTATGACATATTAGCTTCTTCCCAAAAGTTTATAGAGTATCAAGTAAACCAAGAGGACGCTAAAGCTCTTAAGTACTGGTGCGGTACAATAGAAGAAGATAAAAAGTTTGTACCCAGAAGAGGGTTAACTTCATATTGCAAAAAATGTCCGTTTGATAAGCCATGCTCAAAGTGGAAAGATTGGGAAGTAAAATAATGTCTAAAGATTCAATACTTGATGAAATCTTAAATAAAGAAAAAGATTCAATATCTATCGGTGAAGAGAATACCATACTTAAGCCACTGCTTGAGGAAATAGATTATATATCTGATGATAATATTAAAAGTTTTGTTAAGTCAATTCTTTTAAGAGCTGATTCTTTTTGGGTTATACCATCAAGTTTTTCTGGTAAATATCATCCAGCAGATGAGCATAATAATGGCGGAAACTTATTACACACCAAGCGAGTTGTTAGAGCTGCAAGCGTTATATCAGATTCTTATTCTTTATCTATAGAAGAAAAAGACATTGTCTTTGCAGCGTGTTTGCTTCATGATGTGACAAAAGGTATTAAAGATAAAGAGGATGAGTATTTTCATTACGATCCTATGCATCCTTATACGGTTGGTGGCCTAGTTAAAAAATGTCAAGAATATGATAAAAAATACGCTGGGGAATCACAGTCGTCAACATTATTTATTTCTGAAGAAACAGTTCAATCAATTTTAAGATTGGTCAGATGCCATCTTGGGCCTTGGTCTCCCATTCCAGAGACTGTTCCAATTACGTATCTAGATATGATTGTTCATATGGCGGATAACATCGCTTCTAAGGTACACTATATAGTTGATGGAAATAATGTAATAAAAGATAGATGGAAGTTTTAAATTGGAAGATAGAATATCTAAAAGATATTACTTGTTATCAAATCTAGAATCAATAATACAAGAGTCTGTTTATTATCGTTCATTCTCAGAGGATATGAAGACTGATAAAAAAATTGTCTATTCATTTGGGGAAGATTTTGGTAGGGTAGAAGTAAAATGAAAATAGCTGATGATCCCAGTAAATATACATACTCATGGAGATATGTAGAACTAGCAAAGTACATACCTAGCTTAAATAGAATAATTAGAGAAAAAGTAGATGGCATACCGATTCTATTAGACATTAATGATGTAAGCAAGTATGCTCGTAAGTATTCTAATACTGGTATTTATACTTCAATCTGGTACTACAATAGTCAAAACATTGAAAAGGCAACTAGACTCGGCTCTTTATACTTTGACATAGATAATGAAAATGTAAACGTTTCTTTGGCAGAGTGCCAGAAGCTTTATGGGCACTTATCACAGTACATTCCCGAAGATTCCATTTTAGTTTACTACACGGGCAAAAAGGGATTTCATATTGAGTGTGAAGCGCTGGCTTTGGGCATAAACCCGTCTAATTCTCTGCACCATTTGTTTAGGTTTATTGCCAATGATCTAGCCAATAAGCTAAATCTAACTTCACTTGACTTTAGTGTTTATGATCTAAGAAGAATGTGGAGACTTCCAGGATCTAAACATCAAGAAACTGGTTTATATAAGACAAAGTTAAGTAACAATCTTATATATTCTAACATCAAAAATATAGTTGAATACTGTTCTATGGAACAAAATAATTCAATTTACGAACAAGAGTTTTCTTATACCGCAAATGAATGGTATAGAGAGTACTCTTATGAAATGGAAGAAAGTAGAAATAAGCCAAAAGATATTCTAGCTTACTTCAATCAATATGGATCTAAGGGTCGTGTAGAATTTGAAGATTCAAATAAAGTATTTGACAAAAAAAAGCTTCTTGACAATTGTTCTGCATTTGCGAGAATTGAAAACGAAGCCAAAGAAAAGCACCACCTAGATCACGAATCTAGACTGTTTCTTTGTTCTATATTAACATATACAGACGAGGCCATTAAGTATCTAAATGAAGTTCTTAGTTACTGCAACGACTACAACCCCAAAAAATCTTCTGCGCACATCAATGATTGGATTAAGAGAAGAGACATAGGAATTGGTGGTAGACCATATACTTGCGAAAGAGCAAATGCTGCGGGTGTAGGATGTGGTGATTGTTCTCTTCAACAAAATAAAAAATGGGTAAAGATAGGCGATAAATATATGGAAACAGATGAAAAAGTATCGCCTTCACCTATCAGATTTGCCTATAATGTAAAAAAGAAAGGTGGCGAAAATAAACATGATTAAAAACCCAGATGACGTAGTTGCCGTTTGTAGTGAATGTCATTCAGATCAACCAGATGAATATATGTACAGAAATCCATTTGCTCAAAATGGAAGCAGTGTTCCATGTAAGTATTGTGGTGGAGTTGTTGTAATAACATATAGAGAAATAAGAGATGACGCTCTTGATGAGAGCGATAGAAACAGAGGAATAAATTGAAAAATTGGACAAACCTACACAACCACACTGTCTACTCTATGCTAGATGGACACGGTAGGATTGATGAGTATTTGTCAAGGGCTAAAGACCTTGGCATGGTTGGCTTAGCTACGACTGACCATGGCAATATCCATTCTTGGCTCGACTTTTACGACGCTGGAACAAGCGTTGGGGTAAAGCCAATTCTTGGATCAGAGTTTTACCAGGCTAGAAAAACTAGATTTGACAAAGATGAGGAAGAGAGAGCTGGCAAAGCGAAAAACGAGTGGGAACAAAGAGGTCCATATCACATAACAATTCTTGCAAAGAATAATATAGGATATAAGAATATTATCAAGATATCTTCTAGATCTTACACAGAAGGTTTCTATGTAAAGCCTAGAGTAGATCATGATTTAATTGCGGAACACTCAGAAGGAATTATAGTTTTATCAGGTTGTTTGAATCGGAGAATTATCGCAAGCCCTTCTTAGAAACGATTACGACTTTGCTTTAAATGCTGCGCTCAAGATGCAGGATATTGTAGGCAAAGAAAACTACTTTATTGAAATCCAAAATCACGGATTATCAGAACAGATAAAGATAACAAATCAACTTGTACAGATAGCAAATAAGATTGGGGCAAGAATAGTCCCAACTGGAGACTGTCATTACGTCCATAAAGAAGACGCACATGCTCACGACGTCATGCTGTGCGTAGCCACAAACAGTAACATTTATACCGAAAATAGATTCTCTTTTAATGGAGATAACTTTTACCTAAAATCATATGAAGAAATGGCATCTACTTTTGATGAGCCCTGGTTAAAGAACACTCTTTATGTATCAGATATGGTTGATGTTAATTTAAGATTTGGTGATCTTTGCTTTCCCAATTATCCAATACCAAACCAACAAGACGTTGATTCATATTTAGATGGATTAGTTTGGTCAGGACTTAGAAAGAAGTATGGCGAATCTTTATCAGAAGAGATTATCTCTAGAGCTAACCACGAATTAAGAGTCGTGAAAGAAATGGGATTTCCGGAATACTTTTTGGTGGTATCTGATCTGGTTAATTGGGCAAAAGACAATGGCATTAGAGTTGGTTGGGGAAGAGGTTCCGCTGCCGGAAGCATTCTTTCGTATGCATTAGGCATTACGAATCTAGATCCGCTTAAGTTCGGATTGATGTTTGAAAGATTCCTTGTAGAAGGAAGAAAGTCAATGCCTGATATTGATCTTGACTTTGACGACAGACATAGAGATAAGGTAATTGAATATGCAAGATCTAAATATGGGCATGACAGAGTAGCTCACATTTGTACGTTTAATAAAACTGGCGCAAGACAATCAATTAGAGATGCTGCTAGAGCACTAGGCTATGACTTTTCTACTGGAGACAAGGTATCTAAATTAGTTCCTCCACCTGTTCTTGGGGTCTCAAAAAACCTAAACGAATGCATGCAGGTTACAGAGTTTAAAAAGGAATATGAATCAAGCGAAGATAGTAAGACAATTATCAACGCAGCTTTTGGATTAGAAGGTCTGGTAAGACAGACTGGCGTACATGCTGCAGGAGTGGTTATATCAAGAGGTCCGTTGACAGACCACCTGCCCGTCATGCAAAAGGGTGTAGATTCCCCAATTGTTACTCAATGGGATATGGGAAGAGTTGAACAGTGTGGTCTTTTAAAGATTGACTTCTTGGGTCTAAGAAACCTTGGCGTTATTGATCACTGTCTAAAACTACTAGAAAAAAACAAAGATATTAAAATTGACCTAGACAAAATACCCCTAGAAGATAAAAAGACTTTTGATGAACTTTGCAAAGGGAACGCAATTGGTGTCTTTCAGCTTGAATCAAATAGCATGAGAGAGATGATGATTCAGCTTCAACCTAAAACCATTGAGGACATAATGGCGCTAATATCGCTTCACAGACCAGGCCCTATGGGTTCTGGCATGGATAAACTTTATATAAATAGAAAACATAACAGAGTCCCAATTGATTATGATCACCCAGCAATGAAGTCCGTCTTGCAGGACTCTCTTGGCATCATGCTTTATCAGGAAGATGTTTTAGCTGTTGCTCGTGAACTAGCAGGCTTTAGTGTATCTGAAGCTGACGACTTAAGAAAAGTCATTGGCAAAAAGCAAATGGATAAGATTCCGAAAATTAGAAAACAATTTGTTAACGGATGTTTGGGCACTGTTGACATCACAAAAGAAAAAGCTGATAAGATATTCTCGGACATTGAGTACTTTGGTGGCTATGGCTTCAATAGAGCGCACGCTGCTAGCTACGCAATGGTTTCTTACATAACGTCATACCTAAAGACTCATTACGCAGCAGAGTATATGGCAGCGTTACTCACTTCTGTGGCTGGGAATAAAGATAAGTCAGCACTGTATCTTTCTGACTGCAAAAATCTCGGTATTAAAGTAGCACCTCCGTCTATCAACCTGTCTATGCATGACTTTGAGGTCCTGTCGGATAAAGAAGTTTTATTCGGATTGTCTGCCATAAATGGAATTGGTCCAGCTATAGCTGACGCAATAATCGGATGCAGAAGCGCGCAAAATCCCTATTCTTCAATGCATGACTTTATGAGAAGATGTGACTCAGTTATCTTGAAGAAATCAACTATAGAGCATTTAGCTGCGTCTGGAGCTTTTGATGAGCTTATTCATTTAGAAGATGAAATAGAACTCAATAGAAGAAGAGAACTAGAAATTCTAGAAAGAGAAAAAAGTGAACTAGGAATATATGTTTCCAAGCATCCTATAGAAGGTGTCTGGGATGTTATTAAAGAAAAGATTGATTCTGACATCTTTGACCTCGCTGAATACTCTGCTGGGTCTAAGGCAAGAATCGGTGGAGTCATAACTTCTTGTAAAAAAATCATTACCAAAAAGGGCATGAAAATGTTTAAGATGAACATTGAAGACTTAACTTCTGGCATAGAAGTAATCATATTTCCCAAAGAAGCTAGACAAATGGAAGATGATTTTTTTTCAGAAGGGGATATTGTTTTAATTAATGGAACAGTCTCCAAAGAAGGTGACGAAGAATCTTCTGCTGTTAAAATAATTTATTCTTCTTGTGAAAAAATAGATAATGCTATATTAACTGGTAGTAGGCCTATAATTTTAAAAGCTAATTCAATAATCTCTAATGAAAACATACAATCAATGTATGATATAATCAATGCTACAAATGGAGCTTCAACTGTATTTTTAGAAGTGACAGATGGCATTAAGAAGTATAGTTTCAAATTTAATAAAACTACTTCTTTAAAAGTAGAAGATAAATTACAATCAATAATCAACTTAGGGTAAAAGATGGTTAGTCAAGTAAAAATAAATCCAACGCACAAGCCTTGCTGGACATTTTGCTCCTCATGCAATAGATGTCAAGATAAGGGTAGATACAGCAAGTGTTCGGATTGCAGTGGAAGATATGATCCAAATTTAAAAATACTTCCACATCCAGATGATTTCTGCGACTGCAAAAATGGTGTTCTTAGGTGGAGAACTCAAGAGGGCAAAGTTATTATTACAAAATTTAAGTCTAACCCATTTAAGGGTAAAGTAACATACGAAAAGAAATCAGAAGATGAAAGAGATTGGGATTCATATGTTAAAGACATGAGAGAAAAACTTAATGACCCCAATTGGAATCCAATAACAATAGTGGAGGATTAATTATATGTTAAGTGAATCAGGAAGAATAACTAAAGGTTCTGCAACTCTTATTGAGTATCAAGAGAATGAAAACTCTATTCCAGATACATTCTTTTTACAAAGCGGAGTTGTTGGCATGTACGCTTCTGCCGAGGAGCTAAAAGATATTTATACAATACTTAACTACTATCTAAATATAGACGACCTTACTAATTGTAAGATTAAAATTGGAGATGAGTATGTCGACATTTAATAACGATGACTATATGGAGATAACAGAAACAGGCTGGATGCCAGTTGGTGATGGATGTTATTTAAATAAATTTAATGGCCACACAATTGATCAAATTGGCAGGGAATATGATCAGAACGGCAATTTAGTATATGACCCAGAAAGTAGTAATGAACAGCATTAAAGTTAGATCGGTAACAGATTTAGATCCATTACAAAAACTGTGTTTAACTGACTTTTCTTATTCAAGACTAGATACATATAACGTGTGTCCAGCTAAATATTTTTATAGCTATATACAAAAAGAACCAAGGACATTTAATAATGCAGCAGTTCTTGGAAATATTGTTCACTCCGTTTTGGAAGAGTGCTTAGACAATAACTCTGAACTTAATTTAGAAAAACTTCAGCAAGAATACGTAAAGCAAAAAGAAAGCTACGACCCAATTGGTCATATACCTGAAGAGTTAATTTCTGTAGGGTCAGAAATCATTAATGAATTTTATGATAAACACTCTGAGGATTCTTTTGATATATATGAAAAAGAGTTTCAATTTAGCTTTGTGATAGGTAATTACCTTGTCAATGGGTACATAGATAGAATAGACATCTACGACGAAAAAACTATTAATATTATTGACTATAAAACCCGGAAAATGGGAAGTGGCTCAAAAAGATGTTGCAGCGAATTTACAGCTTGGGATATACGCCCTCGCCGTCTCCCTTGCGTTTCCAGACAAAGACATTAGAGCAGAGTTATATTATTTAAGATCTGGAAGAAGAAAAGCCCACACCTTTACCAGGGAAGATATTGAGCAGGTTAAAGTTTCTTTACTAGAAAAGATCAATCAGGTAGTTCAAAACAGCTCATTCCTACCTACGTCCAATGAAAGAAATTGCACCTTCTGCGACCACTCCAAGTCAGGGGCATGTGCTACAGGAGTAGCTAGATTAAAAAGAATGGGTAAAATATAAAAGCCAGGGCATTAAGCCCTGGCCAGTATATTTGAGCTCAAAAGCTCAGTCAGAATGACTCTACTGGGTTCTCCACTGAGTCCTCAACGAGAGAGAAGCTGTTATCAACCACAAGCTTTGTTGCTTCCTTGTGGCTGAAACCAACCTGAGAAAGTCCCTCAATGACATTCTCGTTGATGTTCTGGCTGATGCTGTTGATGATTGTGTTTAGTGTTTTCATAGTGGTCATACTACCATCTATCTCCTTGGTTTGCAACCTGTTGGTTGGATTTTTTTGTATTTTTATTTGTTGTAAAGTATAATATTAATAACGTCTAGTAGGCCCTGAGGTTATCATGAAGAACCCCAAAATAACAACTCCAGAAAACTTTTTTTTGGAAAGATCAAAACTAAAAAAACATCCTAATTTTTCTAGGATTAAAAACGACTATGTTGATGCACGTATTCTAGAGGAAGAAACAAAAAAAACAACCTCAACAAAAGGAAATGCATACAAAAATACAAAATCTGGCTATAGGCCTGATCTTGGCTTAAACTTGAGATCTAATTGGGAAGCTAATTTTGCAAGGATACTTAATGCATACAAAATAAATTTTGATTTTGAACCAGTTGTATTTTCTTTTCCAATTAAAAAAGGAACAAAAGGTTACACTCCAGATTTCTACATAGAAAAATCAACTGAATGGGTTGAGCTTAAGGGTTACTTAGACGACAAAAGTAAGATAAAATTAAAAAGATTTAAAAGGTATTACGCAGAAGAGTTTAGCAAGCTAACATTTATTATTAGTAAATATTCTAGCGAGGCCAAAAGGTTTGCTTTTGAAATAGAAGTACCAAGTGTAGTTTACTACGAAGATATTAGAAATTTTTATGCAGATAAAATACCCTATTGGGAAGGAAAGTAATGACATCCTACAAAGAACAATATTACTCTTTAAGCGAAGAGGAGATGCAAGATTTAATAGCCAAGGCCAAAAAAGGCTATTCAAGCGCTCAGTACGAAATGCTTAAAGTTTTTAACAACTTTCTTACAAAGTATGTAACAATGTTATATTATGGAAAATATAATTTATCTGATTATGATATCAGAAGATTTACATCTTTGTTTGTTAAAGATAATTTTGTTAGATTTAACCTAATGAAAAATCAATTAAATCAAGCTGGCTATAAACACGTAAACGAATGTCTACGACGGCATTACTTATATGGCTAAAAGATATGGCGATGAAGAAGACGTAAGGCAAACTGTTAATATGACTTTCTTCCAATGTATAGCCAGATACCAAAGAAAAGATTCAGAAAAAGGTCCTATTCCATTTAGTGGATTTTTGTATAGTTATTTTTTTTACCTTTTAAAAAAGAATGTAGATACATTTTTAATTGACCAGCTCGGTAGAAAGACTTTCCCACTGCTCGCGGATGACGACAACTCAGAGGAAGACGAAGAAGCTCAGCCTGGATTCAAGGCTCCTCCGCTAGAGTATACTATAGATCAGATGTTGGGCACTCAGGAAATTAATGAATTATGGGTTCTTGGCCAGGACTGCCATGCCCCCTATGATACCCTAACAGTGCAAGAGAGGCAACTAATTAAATGGAGATACATAGATAATATGAAGTCTTCTGAAATAGCTCAGGTTATAACAGAGCATCCTAATACGGTTAGAGATCACATATCCAAAGTGAAGATCAAGATAAAAGATGCTATAATAGAAAATAACATGCAAGACTTGATTTCAATATTCAAACTGGAAGATTAATGAACCTTCAATCAATAGAAAAACTTAATGATTTACTTTCGGAATTTCTTAGTCCACAAATAACCGAAATTCTTGACGCTTACGGCTCTGGATCTTCTTCAGACCAATATTTTGTTAGCATACCAGAGTCTGATTCCATTGACATGACAATGGCTGACTTAGCTTCTCTTGTCGCTAGAACGTCAAACGTTTATGGTAGAGTAACTAGGTTTGCCGGTATGACAAGAGCATATTATAAGATCTGCGAAGGCAGATACAAGAAAGTTTATAAGTCAAATAGAACTGGCAGAAACGAGGCTGAAAGAGAAGCTAACGCTCTAGAGGCTGCCGAAGAACAATATACCGCAATGATTACAGCGGAATCTGTTGTGCAGCTTGCAGAGTCAATGGAAGGTGCTGCTCGTATAGCGTCAGAGTCTGCTAGAAAATTGCTAGATAAATCTCAATCAATGCAAATAGCTTCATATAGAGAGGAAAAGGGGTCCTATCTTGATAGCGACTTTAGCACGTACTAGACCATGTATATAGCTCATTATAAGTCAGTCTCTTCTCCTGAAGAGTTTTTTTCTACAGTAAGAGAAACTTTGGATTTTCCTACTCAAGTTGAGTATAATAAAAAAAGATATCTGCTCAATGCAACTCATCAGGCATATACCAATTCTCAAATAAAAAGAATTGTGTCTTTTGCTCAGGAAAATAAAATTGAATACGATGTGAAGGTATGAATATAGAAGTTTTTTGCGACGGTGCCTCTAGGGGGCAGGGTCAAAAAAAATTTGGAGAAGCAGCGTGTGCGGTGGTTGTCTACAAAAACAAAAAAAAGATTGCACAATTTGCAAGAGGTCTTGGACCTAGAACAAATAATGAAGCCGAGTATGAGGCCGTTATAGCTGCCCTGCTTATGTGTTCTATGTCAGATCTAATAGACCCAATTATTTATACCGACTCAGCAGTTGTGGCTAACCATGTTAGTGGCAAATGGAAGTGTAGAAACGCAGCTTTAGTTCCTCTACTTATGACAATACAAGACATTAAAGAAGAATATAAATTTAGGGTTATCCAAGTTCCAAGAGCATTTGTTTGGGAACCAGATTTATTGGCCAACGAGTTTCTTGATCAACTAGAAATGAAAAAGAACGAAATACACGAAAGCATGATACAATAGCAAAATGAGCAGATTATATAATCCAGATTATCCAATTGTAGTTGGTTTAGCGGGCAAGGCTGCAACTGGTAAAACTTCTGTAGCTGAAGCTATAGTGCCTAAAGCTAGTTTTGATAAAGTTAGATCTGGCGTATATTGGGATCACATATTTTTTGCAATGCCTCTTTACGAGCTATTGTCTAATAAAACTAAAATAGAGGGTGAAAGCTCTCAGTCAAGAAAGCTTTTCGCCATCCACAAAACTCTATATGATTTATATGGAAATTCAACCTTAGGCAACGTGCCTGACTACTATTCTTTCATAAGCTTAGTTGACAATATATATAGAGAGCCAATTGATTCACGCGGTGCAAAGCCAAGATCTTTTCTTCAAAAAGCAGGAGATCTATGTAGAGTACATGATCCCAAGTGCTTTGCTAAATGGGGAGTAAGGAAGTCTTACGAGCTACATAGAGACTATGTTAAGTCCCTACAAGAGGAAGAAACCGCCAATCCATATTGTATTTTAATTTCTGATGTTCGTTTTGAAAACGAGGCTGAGTCTATACTTAAACTTCCAAATAGTATGTTAATATTATTTGAAGCTTCAGATGAAGTCAGAAGAGAAAGAGTGTATTCTAGAGATGGGGTATATATGACCGATGAACAAATGTCCCATAAATCAGAAAAGGAAATAGACAATTTTATAACAATTGCTTCTGCTATAATTGATTCTTCTTCAATGTCGGTGGAAGATCAAGCGGTCAAAACAATAAATCTAATTAAAGAAAAGTTTGGTTTAGCAAGTTATGCCAAA